GACGTTAAAGTCGGTGACATCATCGTCTACAACGTCCCCAGCATGATTCAGGACTACTATAGCTACCCGCCCACTGTAGCCCACAGGGTAATAGAAGTTCAGACCGTGCCGAGCCTCGCATTCCGCACCAAAGGCGATAACACCGGGGAAGACCCCTTCACCATCAGGCCCCAGGATATCAGGGGCACGGTAGGCAGTCAGATACCGGTACTCGGTCTCCCGCTCCTGTTCTTCCAGAGCCAGCAGGGTACGATATTCGCTATAATCGCCATCGCCCTGCTTGCCTTCTTCCTCTATGGCGGCGAGATAACCCGCGGCGGTAACCGGATACACCGGGGAATATTCGCCCCCGTCATCAACGAGGAAAAACGCTCTAACCAGGCGCTGACGCACAAGATAGAAGCCACCGAACAAAAAATGAACAATACGGAACAGGCGCTGGAGAAATTCGCCGCTGCCGTAGCGGAATACGCCCAGCACCTGGCCAGCCACACCAGCGCTATTCAGGGTCTCTCCGAGGCCTCTCACGAATTAAAGAAAGGCGCCGCCGAGCAAAACCGCGTGCTGATATCACTCGTGGAAAACATGGGCAAGTCGGGAACCCTGAAGGAAACAAAGGCTGTTAAGATAGATACGCCCGCTGCCAGACCGGAACCCGCTGCTGAAAAACCGGCAAAACCGCCCTACGATGAATTGGAGAAAGGCATACCCGGTTGCGCGCGGAAACGCCCCCTTACCCCCGAAGAAATCATCAGCAAACCACATCCCTAGGTATAGACCGCCGCGACCACCGCATCCCTGGGACTGTGCTCATCGAAGAATATCACGGCCACCCTGCGTCCGGTAACCATTTCCGCCGACGGTATGTTCCTGGCCACCGCCACGTCTTCCAGGTAGACCTTATAGCTGCTGGCGAGCCTCACTGTAGCCGTATAACTGCCTGAATTAAAGCTTTTCAGTTCCCCTTTCCTCAACCTCATCTTCTATGCCTCCTTCTTACCTTGCCTATACCGCCCCCAGGCTCAATCTCTGGCTGTATTCTCCCCGTATGGGGTCATAAACCAGGCTAATACCCAGCACCCTCTTTTTCTCCGCATCCAGCCCCGCCCGTGCATCGGTCACGTCGATTACGTCGTAAAGCTGCTGCCCGCAGTTTACCTTCACTATAATATTACCCCCCTCCGCCTCTACCTTGGCCTGCCTTAAATACGCCTGACCCCTCTGCTGCGCTTCGGTCATATTACTGATACTCCGGTCCTCCACCCACACCGGACGGTCGTAGATTCGGTCGATTTCATCCCAGGCAAAACTGCCCACCAGTATCATATTGCCGGCATCATACCCCTCCACCTGCACCCGGTTCGTCTCCATGTACTTTTTAGAGTATCTCCCCTCCCGCAGCGGGTGACCGCTGCCGTAGCTGTAACCGGAGCTGTCCGACGACTGCGGATTTATCACGTAGGCATTGTTGCCTTCTATGAAAATGACATCTGGGACGAAGGATAGCAGTTTCTGTACCACCCCCCGGCCGTCGTTCCCCGGGTGTACGGTAAAATCGGGGAAAAAGCCCGTCATCGCCGCCGACTGTGTAATGACTTCCAGTTTAATTCCCGCCCTGGCCAGTACAGCGGCGATTATCTCCCTGACGCTGAAATCATCGGAATTTTTATTCCAGCGGAACTGGTGCCTGGCCTTCCAGTCGTTAAGCGCCCCCCAGCCGTCCCGCGCGTGTATAATCAGGCTGGCTTTGCCGCCTGCGCTCGTATGCTCGAAGGACTCTATATAAAAACTCTGGCCGGCGCTGCACTCGTTTCCGTTGGACGTCACGTAGCCGGGGCTGAACTCCAGCTGGCAGCCGGCTTCCAGCACGGAGAGTTCGCCCTCCCCCGGCGCGGCATACCGGCCGTCGTCGTTCCTTAACTCTACCGTCAAACTGCCCGAGCGCTCCCCGTATTCCTGCCGCGCGCCGATAACGTCCGCCGTCAGGTCCAGGCTCTGGGCAGAGGGAGAAGCCCTCCAGACTCCACCGGGACATGATAACCAGCTGTAATCGCCGTGATGCGCCATAGCCAGGCCGTATTCTAGAGTTAAATTGAACGGCGCCGGCTCCCGCCACAGCCCGTCGACGAATTGCGTACCGACGACCGAATGCGACCGGAACGGCCGACTGTATGCCTCCGTGCCGGTGAATTTTTCGATGAAGAAACAGCGGTAAACATCCGGCTTATCTAAAAAAGGCCGGCGGTACTCGAAATCCCCGCCCGAAGGCGCCGAGGCCAGCTCTTTCAGCGCCGACCATGCACCGGCGGTAACATCGCCGCCGTCCCCGTAAACCAGGCTCCACAGCTTGTAGTTGCCTGCCGTATCTTTCCCCGTGACCAGCAGGTCCCAGTCGCCGTCATAAACGGCGCCGACACCCGATAAATCGTCGGTGGTCTTGCCCCAGGCCGTTTTAGACTGCCATTGTCCGCCGGTATTCTTCTTAACGTACAGCGTCGACTGGTCGGCAAAGAACAAAGCCAGGTCGCCGTCAGGCTTATACGCCGCCGCCAGCCCGTAGACAGCCGTAGTCGGCGTGTAATCGATTAGCTCCGGGCTGCTCCAGCTAACGCCGTAATCCGTGCTCTTAATGCGCCTTATCTCCCGGTTGGTCTTTACCCAGAATATAGAGACCTCCGCCCCCAGTGAAGCCGCCGCCGTTACGAGGGCATTATACTGGCCGGTGTAGACCCACTGGCTAAAGTCGCTCTCCGGGCCCGGGCCGGCCACCCTCTGGCGGTACAGCTTGCGGGAATCGGCGGGCGGCGTTATCCTCGCCCTGATGAGAGAGCCGTCGCCGGGCATGGTCACGGCATGGTGGCATTCGTCCTCGGAGCCGTTGTAAAGCCTGTCCCAGTCCTGCCTGACCACTCCGGCAATCTTGTTGAAAACCTCGACCCTTACGTGCGGGACCCCCGATTCCTGTTTCTGTGCGGCCAGCAGCGTCGATGTTAGTTCGCGCATTGTTCTCCTTTCACTACGGGCCGTAATCGGTAGATTTAGAGACGGCAGGATAATACGGACGGTAAAGCGTGCTCGCCCTCACCCGGTTCCTGCGTCCCAGCCTTCTTATCTCCTGCCGGAAATACCTTACCTTCCGGTTGCCCCAATCGAGAAATTCCCCGGGCGCTGCCGTCCCGCCGATATTAACGCGGTTAACGGCGTAGACCGCCCACTCTACCGCGGCGTAGCCGCCGGCCCCGGCGGCTATCAGGTCTTCATGCTGCGCGGGGACAGTAGAACCTTCTCCATCCAGGGTATGGAGCTTGCCGTAGTATATATAGGCGTTGGAGCCGTCCGGCACCTCGTCCCCCAGGACAGTCAGCGCGTCTCCCCATAGTGAAAACGGCTGGTATCTCCTGGGGTACTTGTCCACCGGGTACTCCACGGCCTCCACCATAACCCTGTCCGTGATGCTGGCGATATCCAGCTCCCTTGAGCCCGCTGTCGTGGCTTTGGTCGCCTTCTGCTCGTAGGGCACGTATTCGGAAAAATCCTTAACGGCGTGAGCGATGTGCCGGTTTATCTCGTCGTCCGTCCAGCGGTAGTTATTGCTGTCCTCGTCGTGCAGGTCGCGGCGAACTATGCCTCTCATATCGGTTAGATTCATTGATACCTCCATTTAGTTGCCTGGTAATTGTGCTGGATTTCCTGCGGGGTTAAAGCGCGGTTATAGACCCTGACCTCGCCGATAGTGCCGGTATAGTAGCTGACGAGGTCGGCCCAGGCCCCTATCCTGAAATTTTTATCGCAGGTTATAGTCTTTGTCCTGGCTATTGCCGCGCAATCTTCATTACCGTCGACAAATAACTTCAGGTAATTTGCATCGAAGGTAAAAGCCAGGTGCCGCCAGGCGTCATCATCGAGCACGGTATTCGTCGATACCAGGTTATTGTAAGAGGTGTTATCTCCTATCAGGCCGGATAGATATCCGCCGTTGGATATGCCCATCCTGTAGCCATGAGTTCCATCACTTCTGGCAGTACCTATCAGGCCCATCCACACCGCTGAAGCGGGCGTCCTGGCCCAGCACTCCACCGTACCGTTGACAATATTTGCCCTGATGCTCGGCTGGTTACCGCAATCGATATAGTCGGATACACCGTCGAAGTAATACCCGTCGGGCCTCCACAAAGCGCCGTTAGCCGTGCACAGGTGCCCGTAAGCATCCCCGGACATGAAAGAACTGCCATCCAATTCATGCAGTGGCAAATACAGCACCACGCTGGCGTCAAAGACAAAATTCATAGCACACCTCACGAAGCAGAATAGATTACCTTAACATAGCTTGAGCTCTTGGTCTTACCGTCGGCGTTCTCACCACCGGCGCCCCCCGACTTTATTACCAGCCGCACGTCGAAAGGTATCGAATCGAAGTTCTCTACCGGACTGAATTGCCCGCTGTAGGTATATTCCTTGTACGTAGAAGCGTTAGCCGCGTAAGTCACCCCTTCATGCAGGTCAACCCATGTGCCGCCCTGGTTGCGCGCCTGCCACTTGAAAAGGACGGACTCGCTGGCGCCGCCGGACTTGACCGCGCAGGTCAGCCCGAACTCATACTCCAGCACCTCACCCAGGGCCGGCGGCGAAATCGCCACGCTCTCGACTTCCTCATAGTCATCGCCGGATGTTGTGTGTTCGTCGCTCCACTGTACTCCGTCCGAGGTCAGATTACCCCTGGCAAAGGGGTGTTCCATATGCTCTATTACTGCCGTTACCATAGCTTATCCTCCCTTGAGGGGGAGGGAGTTCCCTCCCCCTGTATTATCTTTATGTAAAGTTCTTATTCCTTGACGCCGATTAATGCCGCCGCCTTGATGGACGAGAACAGCGCCAGCGATACATACCACTTGACCCTGGTCCGCGAGGCGTCCTTATTCTCCAGCGGCCCTACCGGCTCGGCCTGCAGGTGCCCCGGACTGGTCAGTCCGCAGAGGGCACCCTCCCCGAACTGCACGGCGTATATCGTGGAGCAGGTGCCCCCGGTGGTGGCCGTCTCCACGCCGCCGACGACGACATGTGTATCCAGAATCCAGTCGTTCGTGCCGATGGGCACGCCGTCCCAGAGCTGCACGAAGTTGCCCCACTTGTCCCGGTCTGTTTCCGCCATAACCCCGCCGGCCGCCCTGACCAGGGCGTTAATCTTGCGCCGGGAACGCCGGCTCATCAGGAGCATGTCCGGCTTGCCGCCCTTGATGGTGTCGATAAGCTCGTCGAGCTTATTCAGCGTCAGCGTGGCGCCGGTAGCGCTCATGGCGATTACCTGGTCGCCGGCGCTCTCGGTGTCGATAAGTGTCCGGAGTCCGTCGAACTGCTTGGCGTCGGTGCCGGAATCCCCGTAGATAAATATTTCCTCGAACTTGTCCCGCAGCGCCT